CAGGACAACTACCATGGAGTGCATGCTTGAGGGCACCAAGAATCGGCTCATCGAACACGGCTATGACCTCGTACAGGTCAGCAAGCACTACAGGCCTTGCGACAAGTGCGCGCCGTGGGAGGGGCGGATCCTGAGTCTCACTGGACGGACGCCCGGTTATCCGACGCTGGAGGAAGCCAAGGTGGCAGGGTTGTTCCATCCGCATTGCCGCCATACGTATAGCCTGCACATTGACCTGGAAGCGGAGTCAGCGTGACTGGGACCCAGTTAGGGTCTATGTAATCCTTACCCATTGCCAAATTTTAGGGGCCAGGAGCCCAAGGAGGAATCACCATGAGCCAGGTGCTCAAAGACAGCGTACAGAGACTCATTGACCTGCAGTTGTTTGCGGACGGTGGCGGAGCAGACTCCACAGAAGACCAGACGCCCGAGAACAAAGACGGTTCTCAGGGCGGCGGCGCCAAGACCTTCGACGAGGCATACGTCAAGAGCCTCCGAGAAGAAGCGGCCAAGTACCGTACGAAAGCTAAAGAGCTTGAGAGCAAAGTAGAAACTTTGCCCACTGAGATAACCTCGAAGGTGCTCAAAGCTTTGGGCCTGGAGCCCGACCCACAGAAGAACTTTGAACAGCAGTTGGCAGAGGCCAACCGAAAGGCCCAGGAGGCTGAACAGAAAGCCAAGACCCGGCTCGTCGCCGCGGAGGTAAAGCTCCTTGCTGCGGAGATGGGACTCATCGACGCCGATGCCGCCCTAGCGCTCATGGACAAGTCTAACGTCGAGGTGGACGATGCCGGCAACGTCAAAGGCATCAAGGAAGCCCTTGGCACGCTTGTCCAGGCCAAGCCGTGGCTCAAAAAGCAGGCAGGCGGCCAGGTTGGCTCAGGCACCAACCCGCCTGGGGCGGGAGGCACCGAGGTCAACCCGTGGAAGCAGGAGACTTTCAACCTCACGATGCAGGCGAGGATTCTCAAGGAAAACCCCGCCCTAGCAGCGAGGCTCAAAGCGGAGGCGGGTGTAAAGTAACAGAGGAGAGTGATTAACGAATGACGACCAGAATCGCGGACGTAATTGTCCCCGAAGTATTCAACCCATACGTCGTGCAGCGCACGATGGAGCTGTCTGCTCTCGTGCAGAGCGGCATCATCCAAAACACGGCGGAGTTCGACTCGCTGGCATCGGCGGCGGCCCGGACGGCCAACATGCCGTTCTGGAACGACCTGACAGGCGCCGATGAGCTCTTAGACGACCAGAATCCGCTGACCCCCGGGCGCATCCAGGCGGCTCAAGACGAAGCGGTTATCCTCAGGCGTGGCCGTGCTTGGGGCGCCAACGACTTGGCGGCCAACCTTGCCGGCGACGACCCCATGAAGGTCATCGGCGACCTCGTTGCCGCTTACTGGGCGCGCAGGCTGCAGGCAATCCTGCTGTCCAAACTCGCGGGCGTGTTCGGCTCGGCGACGATGGCTGGCAACGTGCTTGACATCACCAACGCCGCCGGAGACGCAGCGAACATCTCGGCAGCGACCTTCGTTGACGCGGCTCAGCGGTTGGGAGACGCCAAGGAATCCTTGACCGGTGTGCTTATGCACTCGGCGACCGAGGCCAGCCTTGCCAAGCAGGACTTGATCCAGACGACCAAGCTCTCCGAGGGCAGTGTCGAGATCAAGACCTTCATGGGCAAACGCGTCATCGTGGACGACGGCTGCCCGGTCGATGTAGGCGCAGGCAACTACACCACGTTCCTGTTCGGCCCCGGCGCCATCGCTTTGGGCAACGGCAATCCGGTCGGCTTCGTGCCTACGGAGACCGCTCGTGACAGCCTCGCTGGCGAGGACTTCCTCATCAACCGCAAGACCCTGATCCTGCACCCGCGCGGCGTCAGGTGGACTCCGCAGACCGGGGTACCCGCAGGCGTCTCGCCGTCCAACGCGGAGCTTGCTGCCGGCCTTAACTGGACCCGTGTGTACGAGAACAAGGCCATTCGCATGGTGGCGTTCATCCACAAGCTGGGGTAGAAACTGAGACTGAGTAGGTAATCTGTCACGGGGCGGGTCTCGGCTCGCCCCTCTTAAGGGGGTATCAAAGTGCCCAAGAAGGACATAACGGCGCATCAGCGCACAAGGCGTTGGCATGACGGTGTGGCGGCAATAAACGCCGCTACGGCCGCAGCCGAGATTCCCGACATCCTCGCGGTCCACGGCAAGCAGCTCGATCTGGATATGGTCAGGTACGATAGCCTGGCGGACACGTCACTTGTTGATGCGGCCATCTTCGCAGGGATTGGGGCTCAGGGTTACGCGACCCGCGACGCTCTGGCTGCTGTTGCCGAGCCCCTCATCGCGCAGAGGGTGCTCGTCGAAAGTGCCATGGACGTTATAAACGCTGTGGATGCTGTCGAAAGATTCCCGGTCTTGTTTGGTGAGTACGGCCATTTGCTGGCCGCTCTCGGCATCGACCTAACCGACTTTGACCGCCTGTTCGAAGGAGCACCGTCTGAGGACAGCGACCCGGCTACGGGCAAGTGGGCCGTGTACGAAGAGGTCTTCGACGGCCTGCCGTATGCCAGCGAAGTCGAACTGAAAGCAGCCTTCGACGACGCCGTGGCGGACGAGCTGGAGGCTCAGGCGGTCGCCGTCGTCAATGCCGCGGAGGACGCTAACGGGATGAGTGCGGCATTGTTCGCCTACGCTGACATCTTGGAGATCGACGTGGGCGAGGACAGCGACTACGCCGCGCTGGAGCCCGCTGGTCAAGCTGCGGTTATTGGAGCGGTATTATCGGGCAGGCCTGGTGATCCCGGATATGCGAATGCTGCGGCAATTAAGGCGGCCTTTGATGCCGCCGTGGAAGATGAACTTGAGGATCAGGCCGTTGCTGCCGTTAACAGTGCCGATGCAGAAGGGATGGGAGCGGTGCTTATTCAATACGCAGCGCCGCTGACGCTTGACCTGACCGACTACTTAGAGTTGGATGAAACGGGGAAGGGCAATGTCCATACTGCGTTGGTCGGCAAGGCTTTTGCGGATGCGGCGGCAGTCAAGACTGCCTTTGATACCGCGGTGGCGGCTCAGGGCGAAGGCTAGGTGAGTGCAGGTTGACGGCTGAAGAACTATTGAAGCGGCTAGAAGGCTTAGGACTTGCCATGGACCGGCGCACGCTGAACAGATACGTTAAGTGGCAGTTGGTGACCGCCCCGGAGCAGCGGACAGGCGGCAAGGGAGTCAAAGCGGACTACCCCGAAGAGGCGGTCGCAGAGGCCGCAGCTGCTGCAGAACTCATGAAGCAGGAACGCTGGCGCAAAGAAGATGTAGCTGAATCTAGGGCGGTTCTCTTGTCTGGCGAAGAACCCAAGAATCTGATTTTGGCGGCCAAGGCCCAGATTTATGCTGTTTATTTCGCGCAGCGGACTGGAGCGAACCAGGAGTAGGTGATGATGGATGAGCGTTAGTAGTACAAACCTGTCGGGCAACAATGTAACTGCCTTCAATCGTTATCGGAGACTGGCGGCGGAGAAGGCCAGGGCGGAGGCCGAGGCGCAGAAGGCGCAGCGGAAGCCCAAGAAGCAAAGACCCAAGGACGGTGAGTAGCCATGCCGGCTTACGCCACAACCGAAGAGGCCAACACCTACTTTGCGTCGCGGCTCCACATCGAAGCATGGATCTCCGCTTCCGACGCTGACAAGCAGCGAGCCCTCGACATGGCAACCAGAGCAATCAACCGCATACCACTTAAAGGCTTCAAGGCGAGCTACGACCAGGCCAACCAGTTCCCGCGGTACCCTGATGCCGAGGTGCCGCAAGCCGTGAAGGACGCTTGCTGTGAGGAGGCGTTGGCTCTCCTCGATAGAGGCAACAGCCAGCGGCGTAAACTCCAGCAAGAAGGAGTGGCATCGTTCAGCGTCGGCGGGTTAACCGAGACTTTCGTGGCCAGCGCCAGGGGCGGAGGGCTTATAAGCCAAGAGGCCAAGGAATTGCTCAGGCCGTGGCTTCTCGGGGCGGTGAGCATCACGTGATACGTGGGTACCTGAACCAGAACGCGAGATGGAAGAAGCTCATCTCCAAGGACGGCTACCCGCCCCAGCCGGAGGAGCCCGGTACCGAGATCAAGGTCCGGTGGGAGGCCAAGCGGCGGCTTGTGCGTAACGCTCAGGGCCAAGAAGTGGTATCCGAGGCCAGGGTGTTTTGTCTTGGCGACGTACAACCAGGCGATGTCCTCAAATACGGGGACCGCGACTGGCCTGTGATTGCAGTTAGCGAGGCCGTGGGGCTGGACGGAAAAACGATGTTCCGAGAGGCGGCGGTGTGATGGCCCGCAAGAAAACGTGGTTCGATGCGAGGGCGGCCAAGGAGTTGGCCAGGCAGGTCGGCATGAAGACGTTGCACGAGGGAGCCGAGGCCATCCTTACCGAGTCCATACAGCAGACCCCATTTGACACCGGTACCCTGCGCCGGTCGGGGACCGTCACCGACGCTCCCAAAGAGAACGCCGTCTACATCTCCTACAATACGCCCTACGCGGTGCATGTCCACGAAGGTTACGGGCCCCACGTCATCCGGGCGCGCGACGCCAAGGTGCTGGCGGTCCCGGCAAACCGGTGGAAGGGTGGACCTGTCAACCCGTACGGCTCGGACGCCCTGCCTGCCTACAGCAAGGATGGCAGGTACGTCATCCTCGGCAAGCAAGTCAACCACCCGGGCTTTGCCGGCGTGAAGTATCTCGAAAACCCGTTCAACAGGCTCAAGGACAAGGTTATGAAGCTGGCGCGGCTCAAAATCAAGAAGGCACTCAAAGACGCGAAGTGAGGTGAGGCCGGTTGCTCCTCGACGACATAGCATCATACCTACAACAGCAAGGTATCTCCGGCGTCTACAAGGGCTTCATGCCCGACACTCCCGACAATTTGGTGGCGCTCTTCGAATACGCCGGTGAGCCTATGGAGATGACCATGGGCAGCGAAGACGCAGTCCTAGAGCGCCCAGGCCTGCAAGTCAGGGTGCGAGACAAGTCATACTCTGCTGGCAGGGCCAGAATCCAGGCGGTAGTTGACGCCTTGCACGGCCTAGCTAACGAGGTTTTGGGCGACAGGCGGTATCTGCTCATTCGAGCGAACCAGAGCCCCGAGTCATTGGGGCTCGATGCGAACAACAGGTCGGAGTTTGTCTGCAACTTTTCAGTTCTCAAGGAACGGTAGGAGGGATCAAAGTGGCAATAGCAGGAAAAGGCGGCTCGATAAAGTTTGATAGCGGCAGCATCGCGGAGATGGGGAATTGGTCGCTCGATGTGGGTGTTGACGAGATCGAGACCACCAACTTCGACTCTAGCGACTGGAAAGAGTTCCTGGCTGGACTCAAAGAGTGGTCCGGCTCGTTCGAGGGCAACTTGGTGAAGGGTCATAAGGCTGCGCTCTTTGACAAGATCGGCACAATAGCGAGTATCGAACTCAAGGTGACGGCGACAGACGGCTCGCTCACTTTTACAGGCCAAGCCTTTCTGACGGCCCTTAACGTCGAGGTGCCTGTTGAGGATAAGGCGAGCATCTCGGCCGACTTCAGGGGCACGGGGGCGCTGACCCCGACCACGACGTAAGGGGCTGATGGTATGGCCATGGCAGGCAAAGTAGGGGCGGTATACGCGAGCAGGGCAGATGCCGCCCCTGTTCCCTTCACGAATGAAGCGACAACGCCGGACGCGGTGAGAAAGCGGTATCAGGTCACGGATCCCGACTGCAGGTATTGGGACCCGGAGACGCCTGTCACCGTTCGGGTCGATGGCGACATCGTCTCTGCCGGCTTCACTCTCGAAGGCGCCGGCGGCTTCGTGGTCTTCGACGAAGCACAGGACTCAAAGGCCGTTGTGACCGTCTCGGGCAGCGCTCTCAGCATCGACCAGGCGGGCGGGTTTTTCAATTGGTCGATAGATGCCGAGGTGGACGAGGAGGACGCAACCACTTTCGAGTCCGGCGGCTGGAAGGAATACGAGCCGATCCTGAAAGGCTGGTCGGGCAGCGCCGAAGCCTTCTGGGGGGACAAGC